CAGCAGACTTAGCAGCAGCAACACAAGGACAGTTAGACTTACAGAAAGCTGGTGCCTCAGCCGCCATCATGATTGCGAAAGGTTTCAATACTGACCAAATCAATGATGTAGCAGAAGCCTCCGTAGCAGCCGCACAAGCACTTGGTAGAAACTTCGAAGACACATTCAATCGTATCGTTCAAGGTACAACAAAAGCAGAACCAGAACTATTAGACGAACTAGGTATCACACTTAGATTAGAAACTGCTACGCGTAGATATGCTAACGCTATCGGTAAAAGAAGAGATGAACTGACTACTTTTGAAAGGTCACAAGCAGTTTTAAATGAAACATTAAGACAGGCAGCAGACAACTTTGGAGCAATCCAAGGACAAGTCCCTGTTAACGCTTTCAATAAGTTACAAACAACAGTTACCGACTTAACTATGAGTTTCCAAACTTTCATAGCACCTATTGCAAACTTCTTTGCAAACGTATTCTCAACTAATATTACAGCAGCAGTAGCCGCTATTGGTTTATTCGCTGTATCTATTATTAAACAGGTTATACCTTCACAAGCAGAAATGGTAGCAGGCTTACAAGAATTTTCAAGCAAACATGACCAAGCATATAAAGATGCAACTGCTGACCTTGAAGCATATAATATAGCCCAAAAGAAACTAAGACAAACTGAAGCACAAGCAGCTGCAAATGCAAAAAGAACAGGAACAACAACTGCTAAAGGTATGGTCGCAGGTGGAGCACAGAGTCCAATATTAAAAAGGGCCGCTAAAGGAATAGGAGACTTATCTGGAACAGACAAAGCAAACTTAAATAAAGCACTAAAATCTGCAGAAGCACAATATAGAAAACATGGTAAGATTGTTCGAGGAATATTCAAAGGAATGGAAATCGACAAAGTCAGAATGTTAGACCAAAGTACAAAGCAGATGGCAGCAAAAAACATGACTTTCACACAGAAAATGAATATGCAATATGACATGATGAAACTTAAGTTTAAGAAAACAGTCACATCAATGCAAGTTACATGGGGTAAAGGTATGGCTGCTATGGGAAGAGCAGGTATTAAGTTTGGTAATGTAATGAGTAAAGTTATGGGAGCAGCAGGGGTGATTGGTATAGTCTTAATGGTTGTACAAATATTAATGTCAGCATTAAAAAATCTTGATAATATTATACTTTCTATTATGTCTGGTATAGGAAAATTTGTAGATTTCATACTCGGTATGTTTAAAGGATTAGTAATGAAACTAGCAGACATACTAAGATTCATCAAAGGAGAAACACCAGCACTTGATGCACTTATAGTTTCATTAGATAATTTTAGTGCAGAAGATAGAATGACTAAGTTTGGTAACTCACTAGTCGGCCCAGGTTCTGCAATTGGAGATTTTTTACAAGGATCAAGAGATGCCGACATAAGGGCGGATAAATTAGAAGACAAACTAACTTCTATGGCAGAAAAAACAGCAACTCTAGCCGAGATGGAAGAAAAAAGAAACGAAATCGCAAAACGAAGAGTAAGAATAGCAGAAAAAGAACTAGCAGTATTACTTGAAAAGAAAGCAAATGGTGAAGATGTAAATGAAGGCGATATATTAGGACTACAAAGAGACAGAGATTTAGGTGGTTTTAGTTCATTAGAAGAAGCAGAATTTAGAGGCAATGTATTAAGCACATCAGGTATTACAGGAGCATTAAGATCGTTAAGGGCTGCGCAAGAGAGTGGAGATTTCAGTAGTACAGAGTTAGCAAGAATGCAGAATGGTGTACAAAACTTAATGAACGGCTTAGTTGATGTTATTCCTGAAATGGCACAATTCAAAGATGTAACTAAAGCAGATGCAGATGCAGTAGATAAGTTTGTTCAAACAAATATTAAGGCTGGAATGGGATTAAAAACACTTACACAAATTTCAGAGGAAGCAGAAAGAAGAAGAGCAGAAGCAACAAAAAGTATAGGAAATACTTTCTTTGATAAAGAACTCGCAGGAATAAAAAGTTTAGTGACTGTTATGGACGAAGTTAACAAAAAAGGTGCTCAATTAAGTGATGATGAAGCAGCAACAGTTGCAAAACTTATGGGTATGACAAAAGAGCAAGTTTTAAGTATGGGTCTTACTGAAGTTATTTCTCATGTTCAAGGCATACAAACAATGGTGCAAGGTGAAATAGATAGTGTCCAAACTAGAGCAATGGCACAGTTAGGAACTTCATTAGCAACAGCACGAGTTGGTTCAAGAAAAGATGCAGCCGCAGTAAGAATGAAAGAACTTATAAAAATACAAGAGTTTAAGAATAAAGAAGCAGATGTACAAGCAAAAATTAATGAACTAAACTATAATCATAACCTACTAGATGAAGACAAAAAAGTAGCAAACCAAAAGTTAATTGACCAAGAAGAAATGAGATTAAAGATTGCTAAAGCACAAACAGAGGAGTTTGAAAAATCAACAACAACAGCATTTAAACTTCAACAAACCTTTGCAACAGGACTTCAAAAAATGTTTGAAGATATAGCAACAGGGGCTGCTTCAGCAAAAGACGCATTTAAATCTTTAGCAACATTAATACTACAAGAGTTAGTAAAAATAGCAGCACAAAAAGCCGCTATGGCAACAATCAATGCAATGGGATTTGGTTTTGCAAATGGTGGTATTATACCACTAGCAATGGGCGGATACACAAAAGGATATCGTTCTGGTGGTGTAGTAAGTCAACCAACTTTCTTAGTAGGAGAGGGCAGATACAATGAAGCAGTTGTACCTCTACCAGATGGAAGAAGTATTCCAGTTGAAATGCATGGTGGAGGAAGTAATGTTGTTGTAAATGTGAATGTAAATGGACAAGGTTCAGCACAAGTATCAGGCAATGGTGGAGCAAATATGGAAGCCATGGGTAAAGCAATAGCAGCACTTGTACAGAAAGAAATGGTAGAACAACAAAGACCAGGCGGAGTATTAAGTCCGTATAACGGGACGGGAGTATAATGGCAATAGGATTTACAACATCATCTAATTTTGGAAGTAGAGCAGTAGTACCTGATAAAGGTATGTCCGCACCATATAAACCTAGAGTTCTTGTAGCAAAGTTCGGAGATGGATATGAACAAAGAGTTAGAGATGGAATAAACAATGTTCAAAGAACTTTTACTGTATCTTTCAAAAATCAACCAAAAGCAATCATTGACGACATTGCAGGATACTTCAATAGTCTTGGTGGAGTCGATAACTTCAGTTTCACTATACCTGACTCAAATGAATCTGGTAGCGAAGAAACACTAAAAGTAGTATGTGATACATGGAGCAAAAACTATGCGTATGATGACTACTATGATTTAACAGCAACACTAAGAGAAGTATTCGAGTCATGAGCAACGTAAATTTACACACTGATTTTCAAACACTAGTACCAAGTTCTGGTGGAGTTACTGATGGTAATGCTTTAGTAACTGTATTTGAAATAGAACTAAAAGATATTGGTGGAGTAGGTGTTGATAAACTTTATTTTCACAATGATTCTACTTCTTCAGGCGGAAACATTCAATGGTACAGTTTAATCAATGAGTCAAACTACGGGTCAACTACATCTTCCGATTATCAACAAGTTTCTTACACCGCCTTTCCAGTCGAAGCCGATGGTTTTGAATACAAAGGAACAGGTTCACTTCCAAGACCCACAATCAAGTTCGCAAACATAAACGCATATTGGAATACTTATCTTACTAATTTTGATGGCCTGTTAGGAGCGAAGATTATTCGTAGAAAAACACTTCGTAAGTACTTAACAACAAATCCGCCTGTAGAGTTGAATAGAGAAATTTATTACATAGAAAGAAAAGCATCTGAAAACGGTGTGGAAATTTCATTTGAGTTAGCAAGTGCGTTTGATGTGGAAAAGGTTAAATTACCCCGAAGAACCGTAATCGCTGCCCGTTGTCCGTGGAAGTATCAGGATACTGACCAAGGAGGTTGTGATTGGCCAAACGATAACGAGTTTACTATTGGTGGAGTCGCTTACATATTATACTTTGATAAAGAAAATACACAAATAACTTTAGATACTACTGATTCATCATATACTGAAAATACTTATAATTACTGGGGATTACAAAATACTCAATCTAATAGAACGACAAGTTTGTATGCAGCCAAGTCTTATGCAGTAGACCAGTATGCAGAATATCAAAGACCAGTAGGAGATTTATTTACAGTAGTAAGTATTACAAATAATACAAATGCAACAGTTTATGAATTATCAACTTCAGCACATGGTATAACAGTAGGTGACTATGTAATTGCAAAAGGCACTACTAATTATGATTATAAACAAGTTCCACTTTATGTTACAGCAGTAAGTGGAGCAAATGTAACAGTTGAAGATGATAATAGTGCAACTGGTTCTTATACAGCAAGTTCAGGATTTTTACAACTTACAAGGCGCACATTGTTCCGATGTATAGCCGCACACAGTATCGCCACAAGTGATTCAGTAGATGATTTAATCAGACCGACTAATATATCTTACTGGAAACGAGGCGATATCTGTGGTAAGACTTTGGACTCTTGTAAAACAAGATATGGACATAGACCTGAAACAGGTGGTACAGTTATAAGTGTACAAGCAGCAATAAGCACTATTACCGGACTACGACAAGTAGGGTCAGGTTATTCTAGTCCACCTACAGTTACTGTTTCTGGTGGAGGCGGTTCAGGAGCAGCCGTAACAGCAAATCTTTCAGGTGGAACAGTAACAACTTATACGATTACAAATGCTGGAAGTGGATATACTTCTAATCCAACAATAACTGTATCAGGTGGCGGTGGCTCAGGAGCAGTCGCTGTTGCAACAATTTTTAACCCAACAAATCTACCAAATAGTAATGTATCATTACCATTTGGAGGTTTCCCAGGAGCGGCATTATATTAATGATAGAACCAGTAGAACAAGAAATATTTGAATACATATGAAGCAAGATACCAGAAGAAGCATGTGGTATTGTAGGTATTCGTAAAGGTAGAATGAAATTTTATCCAACAGAAAATCAAGCATTTGATAAATTAAATGACTTTGTAATCGATCCAAAAGATTATAGAGATATAAATGCAGAATGTGATGTAGTTGGAATAGTACACAGTCACCCACATGGTGATTTAGAACCAAGTCCTTTAGATAGGGCTGCCTGTGATAGATTAGGCATACCTTGGTATATATTTAACACAGAAGAATATATAAAGTTAGAGTCCAAGAATGAGATTCTACCATTGATAGGTAGACCATTTGTATTTGGAGCATATGACTGCTATACAATTATAAAAGATTATTTTGATACTATCGGTATACACATCAGAGAGTATCAGTACGAGTGGGAGTTCTGGGAAAGAGGACAAAACCTCTATGTAGAACACTACGAAAAAGAAGGATTTAAGAAAGTAACAGACGGAAGTCTAAAACCGAATGATGTCATATTGATGGCATTAAATAGTGAAGTAACAAACCACGCGGGCGTCTATATGGGCAACTTTAAAATGTTACATCATGCACCAAGCAGATTATCTTGTAGAGATAATTACAATGGTATATGGAGAAACATTACAAGAATGGTTGTTAGACATGAGAGTATGATATGAGAAAAGTTTATTTAGAAGGAGTATTAGGGGATAAGTTCGGTCACGAATGGAACCTCGATGTTGCCTCGCCATCAGAGGCGTTGCAGGCAATCGCTGTTCAACGACAGGGCTTTAAACAGTATCTCATTGATGCAGCAGACAGTCTAGCATATGAAATTGTTTTTGGCGATAAAGAACTAGAAAGACCTGATGGAGTACAGACTGACTTGGATATGATACACCCTGTCCCAGTTGGTATGCCTATGCACTTTGTACCTGTCGTAGAGGGGTCAAAAAGTAGAGGACTAAGTATATTAGTTGGTATGGCTCTTATAGCCGCCACCGGTGGTTTTGCTGGAATAGGTATTCAAGGTTTTGGTGCTGTCAATGCCGCTGGAACAGGTGGTACAGGACTAATTGGTGGAATGGCACAAAACGCGGCAGCATTTGAAGCCGTAGCAGGAGGGGCTGCACTTAGTGCACAAGCATTCTCAGGAATAGGATTTTTAGGAAGTATAATGTCTAGTGTAGGTACATTGATGGTTGCAGGACAACTATTACAAATGCTTTCTCCACAACCAG